CAACAACTGAAAAATTTTAGACTATGATGAAGTGACCCGATTTTTTTAGATAAAAAAAAAATCGATTAATATATAAAAGATACGCCGGGGGTAACAGGCTAATGCTTGTTTCGAGTCCTTATCTAGACAAGCGTTTGGCACCTCGATGTCGGCTTGCCGCAACCTGGTTGTGCACAGTGCAACCAAGGGTCTGGTTGTTCGCCAGCTAAGGCGGTACGTGAGCTGGGTTCAGAGCGTAGTGATACAGTTTGGTCCCTATCTACTGTGTTATATAAAAAATTTATAATACTTTACTCCAGTACGAGAGGACCGGGAAGAGTTAACCTCTGGTATATCTCTTGTTTTTAAAAAGCATTGGTGAAAAGCTACGTTATTTTTTGGTAAATTTATTAAATTGAACCTACATTCTTAAAATTTTTTAATAAAAAGCTGTGATGCTAGCAGTTTGATATTAAATTAAAACGTTAAAAAAATGATTTAGCCTGAATATTTAGCAATAGAGTAAGGGTTTTTTAATCTTAATTTTTAAATATAATTTTTCTTATTTAGCAACTAAAAAGGCGTGCTGAAAGCGTTTTAAAAACGCTTGCGGTAAAAGTCTTTAAGGTGGCTGACTTTTTTTTTAAATGATATGTGCATGTGAAGCGTTGGTTGGATGCTTAGTAATTTAGATAAAAGCGTAAACATAAACGATATTTGTTCCTAAACTATACTGTTAATTGTTTGTAAAGAATAATTTTTTTTAAAATAGTGAAGTAAACGAGATTCAAGAGTCTGAAGTAGAGCAATCTGTTGAAGCTATTGAGCAACCTCAAGATGAAGTAGAGCAAGACACTGAGCAAAATGTTCCAGAGAAATACCGTGGTAAATCTCTGAAAGAAGTTGTTCAGATGCACCAAGAAGTAGAGCAGGTGATGAGTCGGCACTCTGCGGAAGTCGGTGAACTTCGCAAGGTCGTGGATGAGTACATTACTACTCAAACACAATCTGCACCTAAACAGAACGTTGAGCCCGAAAGTGATATTGATTACTTTACGGATCCTCAAGGTGCTGTTAATCGTGCAATTGAGAATCATCCGAAAATTAAGGCGGCAGAAGAATACTCAGCAAACTACAAAAAACAGTCAGCAATGGCTGAATTGAACAATAGGCATCCAGATATGAACACTATTCTGAATGACCCTAAGTTTTCAGAGTGGATCAAAGTCTCCAAAATTCGGACTCAATTGTTTGTACAGGCGGATCGCGACTACGATGCTGAAGCCGCTGATGAACTCTTTTCGTTATGGAAAGATCGTAAGTCAGTAGCTGAGCAAACTGCAAATGCTGAAAAGCAGGTGCGGAAACAGCAGTTAAAGTCTGCCAATACAGGCAATGCACGTGGCAGTGGCGAGGGGTCTCGTAAGAAGCAATATCGTCGGATCGACTTAATTAAACTGAAAAACAACGATCCTGTACGTTATAACGCTATGGCGGATGAAATCCTAAAAGCTTATAAAGAGGGTCGAGTCAAATAATCTAAGGGAGATTTGACATGGCTACTGCAACTTACCCAGGCGCGGCTGGTTTTACCGCGAAGACAGAGGCGGATACTTTCGTACCAGAAATCTGGTCAGACGAAATTATTGCCGCTTACCAAAAGAACCTGAAGATGGCTCCGCTTGTTAAAAAGCTTGCTATGTCAGGTAAGAAAGGCGACAAGCTTCACATTCCAAAGCCCGTACGTGGTGATGCGAATGCGAAAGCGGCTGACACTGCGGTAACAATTATCGCAAACACCGAAGGCGAATTGACTGTTGATATCGACCGTCACTTCGAATACTCACGTCTAATCGAAGACATCGTAGAAGTACAGGCACTTTCTAGCCTCCGTCAGTTCTATACTGAAGATGCTGGTTATGCGCTTGCTGTGCAGATTGATAACGATCTCCACGCGGCAGGTACTGGTTTTGGTGACGGTGGTGCTGTTGTATTCAGCCCAGCAGAAACTGACTACCAGCACTCTGGTTGTTTCTTCAACGACGGCGGTACAACTACTCAGTACACTGACGATACTATCGTTCCTGCTGACGTGTTTACCGATGCGTTCTTCCGCGACATGATTCAGAAGCTTGATGACAACAACGTACCTATGGACGGACGTTCGTTGATTATTCCTCCTTCTGTTCGTAACACCATTATGGGTATTGACCGTTACGTGTCTTCTGACTTTGTGTCAGGCCAAGCTGTTAACAGTGGTCTTATCGGTAATCTCTACGGTGTAGACGTTTACGTCTCAGCTAACTGCCGCACTATTGAAGCAGCCGCTGACAACACTGCAGGAGCTGCTGATACTCGTGCCGCACTCCTCTTCCACTCTGACGCTATTGTCATGGCAGAGCAGCAAGCTGTACGTTCACAAACTCAGTACAAGCAGGAATACCTCTCGACTCTGTACACGGCTGATTGCCTGTACGGTATTCAGGTATATCGTCCTG